GTTGCCTCCAATGCAACAGCGAAGACTGGGAGAGGTTCTCTCATATTCGTAGAGCAAGAGAACTCGGAGCGGAGGGCAGCTTCACCCTCGATGAGATCAAAGCGCTGCTTCAGCATCAACGCGGCAAATGTGTCTACTGCGCGAGGTCGATCCGTAAGGACTACCACGTCGATCACAGAGTGGCGCTCGCTCGTGGTGGCTCGAACTGGATCAGCAATATCCAACTAACTTGCGGTCCGTGTAACCGCAGGAAGGGAGCCACCGACCCGATTGAGTATGCACGCCGCATAGGGCGGCTGCTGTAGCGCCAAGGAGAGCAACCAATGTCCACCACGACACACCCCACGCCACCACCTGCGCCACCGAAGGTCGATCCGGCGGCTGCGGCGGCAGCCAAGGAGGCTCAGGCCGCGGGCTCCATCGGCGCGCAGGTCATCCTCGACTTCAACAGCGACGCCGGCAAAGGCGCCCGCGGCGGGCTCGCGGCAACCATGGAGGAGAATATCGTGGGCCGCGATGCGGACTTGATTGCCGCTGGCCTTGATCCGGCCAATCCCAGCGGACCGCCGACCGGTGAGCCGTGGGTGCCGCCTGCTGTTGCGGCGGCAGCGGCGCCTAAGCACGTCGCCGGCAACGCTACCAAGATGTCGAGCCTCGCGGCGGGCGTCCAGGAGGCGCCGACACCGCCACCGCCCGCCAGGCACTGACGTATGACCGTCTCGATCGGGACAATCGGCCAGCAGGCCCTGCGTCGGCTTGGTGTGCGGGTTGTCCCGCTCGATGACAGCCCGACACTGACCGAGTTGGTGCCCGCCTCCACGATCGCCACCGCGGCGCTGGTGGAGCTAGGCGTCATCGCCTCGGATGAAACACCATCGGCCACGGATCAGGCGCTGGTCGTGGACAAGGTCGCGAGCGTGCATGCCTCGCTCGATGCGCAGGGCGTGGTGTGGTGGTCAGGCGACGCTGTGCCGCGCGCCTTCGCCGAGGAATATACCAAACTGACCGCAGCAATGTCGGCATCGAGCTTCGGCAAGAGCGTCGACCCGGCTGTCGTGGCGCTGCTCGAGGGCCGCGTGCGCAAGGGCGTCATGGTGCTGTCGGCTGACGACAACGCGCAGCAGGCGGTGCAGGCCGTGCATGACGACCTGGTGATGCGCGGCATCGCGCGATGGACAGTTTTCGACATCCCGGACCCGGTCGGCCCGCAGTACGCCGTGCTGGCCGCGGATCGTCTTGCGCCGCTGTTCGGCATGGACACCGACGCCAAGGACACCGCGCTGGCGATGGTCTCGATCTACCGGTTCGTCGCGTTGCCGACCAGCGGCGAGACCGTGGCGGCGGCGTATTTCTGAGGGCGCCATGGCATATCGACTGCAGTATTCCGACTATCCCGGAACGGCGAGCGGGCCACCCGATCCCGAGCGCTGGGTGGGGCCGCAGGGTCCAGTTGGACCCCAGGGCGCGACTGGTCCGCAAGGTCCGCAGGGCCAGCCGCAGACCGGCGGCCCGTTCCTGCCGCTGAGCGGCGGCACGGTGACTGGGCCGCTCAACGTCACCGCGACCGGCAGCACGGCCACGCGCTCAGTGCAGGATCGCTTCGCAGGCGAGATCAACGTCAAGGACTACGGTGCGTTGGGCATCGACGGATCGCAGAACGCAACCGCCGCATTCAATGCTGCGATTGCTGCGGCCAGCGCGACCAACAAGAAGGTCGTGCGTGTCCCGTCCGGCTTTTACAATCTCGATCCGATCACCATACCTGAGGGCGTTACGCTTGCCGGTGACATACCTGGCCCGATCGACCCACGCCCAGGCTTCCTGACCAATGCGCTTGGCGCGACGCTGTTCGTCAACTCGCACGCAACACCGTTTATCACATTGCAGAGCAGCGCCTGCTTGCAGGATGTGATGATCTATGATCCTGGACAGGTCGCACCAACAGCAGCTGCACCGAATGTGTATCCCGCTCAGGTGCTGATGTCTGGCTCATCTCGGGTTCGTCGCATTACGCTCTGCAACGCCTATGTTGGCATCTCGGTGCAGGTGGGGCGCTGCATTGTCACGGATTGCTACATCGGCGCCTACAAGACAGCGGTCACTGTGGATCAGTCACAGGACGTGACCTACTTCAACAACATATGGTGCGGCCCATTCTACGACTCCTGCGTTGGCTTGTTCCCGTGGCAAGCCATGGACACATGGGTAATGAACAACAACGGCGTTGGCTTTAGCTTCGGCCGGGCCGATGCCGTCTCCATGGTGAATTGCGGGGCATTCCTCAAGTGGGCGTCGATCTATATTCAGGATGGCACAGGCGGCGCATCTTACGGATGGAGCGTCAACCACAACGCTGACGCTTGTATATATGGCGTCGTGGCATACTCGACCAACGATCCGGGATGGCAATTCACCAATATGCAGGTGCTGCCCACCCAGGGAAGCGGCGTACAGGCAGTCGCACCGGTTTATCTGCCTTCTGGCGGCACCAATCAGCAACCGGTCATAACCTGGACCGCTGGGACCAACGGCGGGTTTCCGTCTTATTGGACCTATCCGAATGGCCTCGTTAACAGAGGCAGCCTCAAGGTCAGAGGCGTCAATAATATTGCTGATACCGGGCTGTTGCCACTGGCAGGCGGCACATTGACAGGCGTTCTTACCCTCAATGCTGGCACCGCCGATCCGCCGCTACGCACGCAGACCGGTAGTCAGATATGGGCCTCTGGGGTGCGCAGTGCCGATGGTTACTATACCATCCGCGATCAAAGCGGTTCCCTGACGGTATTGACAGTCGTGCCATCTGGCGGTGGTGGAGTCGTCCAGGTGGCTACGCCAATGGCGCTTAGCAATGGTGCGAACTTCGGGGCGCAGACCGGCGCATCCAACACCGATCTCAGCAAGCACCTCGCCTTGCACACCGCTGGCTATGGCTTGAGTGTCACCGCGAATAGATTGAATTATACAGCTGCCGGCGCTGCGGCCCACGTGTTCTTGTCAAACGGCGCCGACGTTATGGCGGTATCCAATACGGCTGCGTCTGTCGTGGTGCCGTTCCAGTTCGTCTCCAAAGTTGGTTTCAACAACACCGTGCCAATCACCAAGCCGACTGGTTGGGGAGCGCCTACCGGCACAGCGACGCGGACGACGTTCGCCACATCCACTGTGCTGCTTCCGGCGCTGGCTGAACACGTCAAGGCGCTGATCGATGATTTGACAGCGTATGGGCTGATCGGACCATAGCCATGAGCGCCACCATTGATCGCAGCCTACCCATCGCCGTGACGCTCACCGCCGAGCAGTGGCAGATGGTAATGCAGGTGCTGAGCAAGGCGCCATACGAGGTCGTGGCGCAGCTCATCGGTGCCATCCAGCAGCAGTGCATGCGCCACGCTGAGCCGCTGCCCGAGCACATGGTTGCGAGGCCCAACGGCGAGGAGCAGCCTGATGCCTGATGGTGTGATCATACCGGGCGGGCCGTCGTTCGGTGGCAGTCCGCAGCCGCCTGACGTGCCATGCGATCCGGTCGGCGACGCCTGGCGCGGGCCGCCAGGGCCACCAGGACCACAAGGCGTTGCAGGACCAACAGGCACGACAGGTGCAACTGGTTCACAAGGCCCAACAGGAGCAGCGGGAGCGACCGGCGCGACGGGACCGCCAGGCACGACGTCGTTCTCCGGCCTGACCGGCACAGCAACTTTTTCTCAGCTTCCACCAGAGGTCGCGTTGGTGCCTATCGCCTTTCCTTTTCCTGGAAAGCCAGGGGCTGGCGCAATAGTCAACGTGCCAATGGCTATGTCTCTCGTTGTTCCCGCATCCTTGGCGGGCGCAACGGCGTATGACACGACAAAGGCAACAGCCTCGTCCGTTTTCACAGTCAATCGCATCACCGGTGGCACAACGATCACATCGATCGGGACCGCAACGATTACCAGCGCCAGCAACACGTCAGTGACATTGGCGGGCACCGGCGCGACGCTCGCCGTCGGAGACGTTTTACAAGTTATCGCGCCTAGCGTTCAGGACGCTACATTGGCTGATGTATCCATAACGATATTAACGAACCGGGTCTAAGGCAGATGCGTCCAATTCGTTCGAGTGACGATAAGGCCGATCATCCTGCGGCTCGCGTCTGATGGCAGGCACGACATGGAATCCGGCCGACAAGAGCGCGAACATCACGCTGAGCAACGGCAATTTGACCATAGGCACCGGGACCGCAGCCGACTCCGGTGTGCGTTCGACGGCCTCGGTAACCACAGGCGCGAAAGTCTATTTTGAAGTTACGTGGTCCATCACCAGCAGTGGTGCGGATACGTCGTGCGGTATAGCAACCTCTGCCGCGGTTCTGGGCACCATGGGCAACACGACGTTGGGCGGGTTATTTGTTTATCCTGCCGGAAGCATCTACTTCAACGGTGTATCGCAGGGGGGCGGCGTAGGCGCCCCTGGGTCTGGCGGGATTTATTGCCTTGCCATCGACCTGGTGAACGCGCGTGCCTGGGTGCGGCTGAATAACGGCATTTGGAATAATTCAGGCACGGCCAATCCCGCGACCAATGTGGGAGGCATCAACATATCTGGGCTGTTTCCCACCAACCCCGCTTTCGCCGCCATGACGACGCAGCAGATCCTCAGCCCACTGGCAACCGTCAACTT